TCAAGACTGTGATCATCCCACTCGACACGAAGATTTGGAGTAAAGTCATCTTTGTATTCCTCTAATAGTTTACGTAAAGGTTCAAGGCTATTCTCTGCACCATTCACAAAGTCAAAGCCCAGGTTAGCTACAAGGTCACCCACGTGCTGCTGAAACAACTGAGACAATGTGTCCTCTGCTATCTCACCTTTGATAGGTTCAGCTATCTCGATACGCTTAAATAAATCTTCATATGCTGTACGTGTAGCGGTGGTCATGCTTGCGTTGATACGGTTGAACACAGCATGTAAGTCAGACACAGACAAGTCACCATCGTATGTTTCCATAGCTGTATCCAACGCTTGCTTTATCTTACGTACATCCTTACTGAAGATACGTTCAGGGCAACGCACACCCTTATGTTCATCATAAAACTCTCTATTGAGTAGAGTCTTGACTAACGCTAGTTCCATCATCGCTGTTTATCCTCGCTCTTTCCTCTGCTCTTCTTCTCTCAGCATCCGTAAATGATCTTATCTTGTTGACACATTTACCTGTCTCATAGTTTACTATTACACCAGTGTTCCATTTAGCACGTTCTTCTTCTGCATCCTCCATGTTATCGAACAGTTTTGGTTTTGGGAAGTTTAGAAACCCATGTGTATTCTCAGGTACATACATTATATCTCCGTCCACGTCAATGGTTACCGCTAACTTCATTTACTAACTCCTTTAGTTTTTCCATGTCTTCATACTCACGATACTTTATATCATCTATTAAGTTCATCGCTGTTGTCTTACGTCCTGTCCACAACTCTATCTCTCTACGATACTCCACTGTCTTGCCGATAGCGTCAGGGTCAAGGGCAATAATCACCTTATCATACTCCCCTATCTTCTCCATGTGTTTAGGACTCAAGCTTGTACCCAGGATAGCCATAGCTGTAATGTATGGTATTTCTTGGAATGCAACAATAGCAGAAACTACATCTTCAACAATCAGCAAAGTTTTAGAATTACCTATCGTATAATAGTCTGCCTCGCCTGTGTAGCGATACCACTTGGGGTGCTGCTTCTTACCTACTGCTCTGCCTATAGCATCAATGATTCTACCCTTGTGTTTGATAGGAAAGACAACACGTTCATCCTTCACATCATACATGGTTTGACCTACTGCTATTCCCCAACGTCTAATAAAGCGTTGGTACTTAGTGTGGTTTGCTTTTGGTAGCACCACATACTCAGGTATCTCCATAGTCTCCTTCTCTTTCTTTATGTTTGTATATGCACGTGCAATCTGTTGTTCTTTCATGCGGTGATATATCTCTGCTGCTGTCATATCTGTATCATAGATACCGCCAACAGTACAGCCTAGCTTGAAACAGTTATACCGCATCTCGCCAAGTATATTGGCAGCAGTAAAAGTATTCTTACCTCTGCACTGAGGACAATCACCTCTATGTCTTTCTCCATCCTTCAGACTCAGACTGTCTATGTAGTCACGCATCTTCATCTTGGTCACCTCTTGCTGCCAGTGCCTTGCTTGCACCACTGTATGTGTTGACCATGTATGGCTTGACTGATGCTGTATTCTGGTGACCTGTAACTTGCATGATACCTGCCAGATCAACACCACCCTCCATCATTTCCGTGACCGCTGTCCTACGTAAATCCATAGCCGTAAGTTCTTTAGGTAGATTAGCTTCTTCCAGTATCTTATTGATGTGTAACGATATTTCTTCTTTGTCATAAGGTGTATATGCTCCTGCTCTTGGCTTGACTCTTGGTACTACGTACTCTTGAAAGCCAAACTCCTCTTGTTGCTGACGTAGCATGGAACACAAGCCTTGAGAGATAGGGAGGTGAACCTCTGCATTACGCTTGCTCTGAGTCAGATCAATACGACATTTGTTTAAGTCTAAACTATCCCATGTAAGAAGCCGAACATCTCCTACACGTTGACCCCAGTCATATGCCATATGAACAATCAGTCCAATGCTACGCCAACGAAAGTCGCTGTAAGCAGTGTCAAGAAAGAGTGACACTTGTTCACGACTCCAATGTACCTTCCTTGGTTTCTCGTTGACGGACTGAACCAAAGAGATTGGATTGTGAATCATAACATCATAACGCATGGCATGTCTCCACGCAGCAGAAAGGACACTGCGTCTGTAGTTGGCGGTGCGAACACCAACCTGTAGCCAATTATCATATGCTTGTTGTATGTGTCGAACTTTCAAGTTCTTACAGCGATAACCCCCAAGAGCCTTGCCTTCAACCTGAGTCAATACAGTAGCTTGCAAGTGTGATTCGTAGTCTTTTTGGGAGGAGGACGATAGCCTACGAAACACATCAGAGTGCAAATAAAAATCTACTATTTGTGTCAGGGTAGCTGACTGCTTGGGGATATTCATATTACCATTTCCTCCTTACCTTCCAGTATGACCATGCTCTACTACAATGGCCTTGTCCTAGCAATGCGTCTAATGGACGCACCATATTAATCTTCTTGTTTCTCTTCCACTCCCAGTTTCTCGCTGAGAATGTTTGGTTTAATCTTCCTCCAAGTACTACGTTCAGTAACACGCTTAGTGCTATCAGTATCCTTACGAGGTAGGTTACCCACCCAATGTGTAACATCATCGAAAGGCGTATTCGGATTCTCTCCATCCTCAGTCTCCTCTTGCATGTAGATACCATAAGTAAATGAAACCAATAAAGTATGCCAGTGCAAATGCTAGTGGCAATGCATGTCCTAGAAGTTGGGAACCCATACTACACCCTCTTTCTGCTGTTGTTTTAAATCTGCTAAGTCTGCTTCTTCAGCCTTGGCTTTATCGTCTTCGCCTTCCCACCAATAGTCATCAGCCCTGCGTCTGGTTTCATTGATGATCCTTTCAATGGGTGAAACTTTAGCTATACGCATACTCTTTCCTTCTAACTTCTACAGTTAAGTTAGGGAATACTTTTTTGTAACGTTCCTCATAACGTTCAGCATCCATTTTGTATTTGAATGTGTGGTAACCAAACCAGTTACCGTTCTGTCCGAACCATACTTCATACTTCATCAGCATCTTCCTTTCTTCTTTTCATCGCTTCCAATGTAATAAGTTTTATCAGATCCCCAACATACGTCAAGGGGTTTTATCTTTCCGTTAGGCAAAGCCATGCCTGGGTACTTGTAGTGTGGGTTCTCTTTCAAGAACTGTCGTAGTTCTTCCACTTCTAGTTTGCGTTGGGCATGTCGTAGCTCTTGGACACACGCTGCTCTGCCTGTCCAGTGTTCATGCTTGGACATGCAATACTTGTGAATAGGGTTTTGTTCTTCAACTACAGAGAGTAATAAATCTATTATCATCCCAGTCCTCCTTCCAGTATGTTACATGTAGTCTGTTTTCAGTAGCATCACTGACCTCTATGTATATCTTATGGTCACCTATCGTGACGTAACCAGAGTGTTCGCTGCGTATATCAATGTCCATTAGCTGCCTCCTCATGTATGTCGTGTGTCTTTTGGTACAGCAATGCTTTCCTAATTAGTTCCTTACCTTCATCATACTGACCAGTAAATAGTTTATCATAACCCCATTTAAAATAGGACAATGCTTTTTCATTAAGTGGTTCATCTTTTGTTTCATCAAACCAATTACTCACTGCCTCCTCGCCATACGGATCAGCACCTGCACCTACCTTGTTGGCGTTTAGAAACCTCAGTAAGCTAGGCTTGTCAGTGGGTACATCAACAGTCTGATAGTCTTTGCCACACATCTTACGTGCGTCAGCTTGTGTACCTGCCCATACTCCGTTAGAGTTTTTGTATAGTCTCATAAGTCTTCCTCTCTTGATTAGTGATACAGTATATACCTGTCACTGGATTGTTGAACCCGACTTCAGCAATTACCTCCATTGCTAATTCTTGTACATTACTCAAGTCACTTACCCATGCCACACAATTATCCTCTGTGTCAAATGGTTTGTGATCTAGCACAATAGGGTTACCCTGCGTTAGCAGAATTAGTATTAGCCATTCCATGTTTAGTCCTCCATCTTCCTCTGTACTTACCCTTGTGTATATATCTCTTGGGTAAGCTGTCCATGTTTTGACGTTCATCAATCTGTTCTTTAGCCCATGAGTATGATATCTTCCAGTATCGAGCAGCTTCTGCTACACTGTGGAAATCCACACCAAATAGTCTACACGATCTACCTCGCTTGATTCTTGTTGGTTTATACTTCACACGTTGATGTGCGTTTATGTTTTGTGGTTGCATTAGTATCCCTCCTGTAATGACACACCATACACATTTACATTGTACTTATCTATCTTCTTAGACATAATATCTTGTAGCCATTCATTTAACATAAGTGTTTGTTTGTCATCAAAGTTTTCTTCTACAATTTCTTTGAATAGTTCTACTACTACCTCTCGTATGATTTGTTTGTACTCAGGTTTAAGTTCATCTATCTGCATTCTAAGTCCTCCTTTATCAATCCAGATATGTCATCGTAAGCATTGTCTCTTGCTTGTGTTAATTCTTTTATTCTTTTGTGTGCAGCATTAAGTTGCTCTTGTAACTCTTTGATATTGTTCTTTAATATATTTATCTCGTCAGCCTGGGCAACGATTATCTTTCTGTTTTTCTCAGCTTCCATTTCATCAGGTAGCATTGCCTCTGCCCTCCTCTGTCTCTTTACCAGTGTACTCTTGGATAAAGTATTCATCCCTGTGTACATGATCCTCTGGGTCTCTATCCTGATTGATAGCTTTGATGTCATCAGCTAACTCTTTCTCAGCAGCTTCTTCACTCTCGTATGTATAGATAGCCTCGTTGCCATCTTCATCTGTTGTCCACTCGTAGCTGTCACCACACAGTGTCTCCGTTACTATAATATATCTAGGCATCTTTAACCTCCCAAATGTTTTCCAATGTCCAGTCGTGTCCATCGTCTGTCTTTTCCCAGTCAGGGTCTGATATTCTGTCACCACGTGCTATCGCCCATGCTTCCTCTTCAGTATCAGCTTCGATAATAGCTTCGTATCCCACGTCCATCGTGGCAGTTACTTTATACTCAGGCATTATTCAACTCCTTCCAGTTGTTTTTCATAAATCGGTAACCATGCCAAGCAGCACTTTCGATGAGTTCCATAACATCTGAAGCTTCCCAATACTCAAATGGTTCCCATACATTTTCCTCACACCAAGCTTCAATCTTTTCTTCTTCCCAATCAATAGCCTCGACTGGTAGTTCGTTAGTCAAGAAGTGTGCGCTCATGCTACAGAACAACTTGTCCTTTATTCTCTTTGGGTCATTGTCAAAGTCATACATCAGTCCATCCTCACTACTTTGTACCCACCTGATATGATAGGTATAGCCACGATAGCATAGTCATAGATGTAGACTAACCTCTTACCAAGATTACCAGTACCATCCAAGATGATCTTGACAATGAGTAGTGGGTGAAGCGTTGGGTCACCGTCCTCACTATCGTACTCACCAGTAGGTAATACCTTACCCCTCATTGGGTGTGGCTTGCATCCTGCACTGTATTCGTACTGCATTTCCATCCACCCATCGAGTGACACCTTGCCACCATCCCACTCATGTTTGTCTATCCATGTAGTAATCCAGTGTAGCAACAAAGAGTTACCTTGTTGTACACACCGCCATGCGTTAGCGTCAAAGTCATGGTGTGGGTTGCGGAACACTCTCGCTCCTGTTTTGTCATCCATTACAAAATCTTTCATGCTTGTTTCCTCCTTGTATCTACAAGCTTAACTTGGTTTGCTAAGTTTACTCTAGTTTCAAAGTATTCAAGTTCCTCATCTTGGAAATCACTGAGCCACCATCTAAGTAGTTCAGCAGCCTTGATACTATCCACGTTTCTCTTTTGGAATGATGTTAGCAAGTATGCCATAGCGTCCTCTACTGCCATGCTTGTAGGCATACCTACTTCTAAGTTGAGCCTCTTTGACAAGGCTCTAACTTTCATATTGTTTTTTACATCAAAAGACATGGTGCTACCCTGCGAAATGATATAGCTTGCGGTAAGCTTCAGCATTCTCAAGATACAGACTACGCTTGCCAAAGTGGTAGCCAGTCATAACCTTGCCTTGTGTTCTACCATAGCGATTGATAACGCTACGCTTGCGGTAGATACCCTTCTTGCCAAGGAAGTTGAAACGGAATCCCTTGCATCCGTCTTGAGTTGGTTTAGTTGCTAGTATTACAAACATGATTGATCCTCCTATATATCTTGCACAAAACCTGTGCTGTCATGTTTAGCTGCACCCTTTGCATAGAGTGCAACGATTGATGATTGTGGGTCTAGGAAACGAAGGTCATCTTTGTCTCCGTCCACAACCTTGTAGCCTCTCCACGTAGTCATGTTGATAGGCTTGCGGAATACTACAGCAACGGACATGCCCTTGCGTATAACATCCCAGAATAATTCCTCATACTTAGGATTGGCAGAACTGTAGCTCCATGTCAAGTGATAGTTTGGATAGTCTGCTACTTTCCTGTTTGGTATCTTGGTGTAGTCATAGAATTGTACTTCAGGAAACTCCTGAAATATATTCATCTTGTTGTGTGGCATTGCAGGTATCAACTCCCACCGAATATCGGTAGTACCATTGAGCCTGACGCATGGTTGTATGCCACGTTTCTTGCAGTAGTTACTAAACTTCTGTATGTCGTGATATAGCTGCTTCATAAAGCCTACACGATCACGATAAAACCATTCAGCCTTGCGCTGTCTAGCTGTCTGTACATTGCTAAACTTGCCACGTCCTGCAGTGTATAAGCAACCCTCAATACAGCTTGCTTGTTCAGCCATAGAGCATGAGTTGAAGTGCTTGCCATCCACCATGACTTTGTAAGGTGTCATGTATAAGATAGCTGTGAGATATTCGGAGCCATCACCTTTGATAGTTTTGGCGTTGGTTCCTACTCCAAGGAGTTTATAGTTTGACATTTTGCATCCTCCATGCTGTCTAATACTTTGTTAAACTCTGTTACCATAAAATTCCAAGTCAAGCCCATCGCAATGTTCATATCTGCGTTGGTCATCTGCGCTTGTAGTGACTCCATGCTATCAGGTGTAGCAAAGAGTCCAATCTTTTTGTATCTATCAGCCATTAGTAGTCCTCCTTCTGTATTCAGTAAGACACACAAGCAACCCATTGTCAAGCAAAGTATAGGTTGGCCTATATTAGTTGCTTATGTGTCCAAGAAATACAGTTACAATACTACAGTAGGTTATCACCTTTTCAGTGGGTATGAGTTAGTCAACTCTCTCACAATCTTAGTGGCATCCACGTTTATTGATTGCGTGACTTATCGTCTGGGCTTGCAGTGTATTCTCACTATCACGCCTATGTGCTATCGCTGTATATGTGTTTCTCTTTGTATCGTATCAGCTATCTTTCGTTAGTGTTTGTTGTTGTGTTCAGTCTTTCGTATTTAGTTTATTTAGTCAAGTATTTAGTTTAGTATTTGCTAGGGCATTTCACCGAGCCGTCAAAAGGACGCTGTTAATCTGAGGATCAAGGGCTTGTTGCCTACTCTCAAGCTTTAACTTGTCGCTTTCGATGTACTATTAAGGGCATACCGCAACATAGATTGCAAGTGTTTTTTTCAACTATTTTATAAGTTGTTGTTTTGTAACGAT